TCGGTGTCAGGGTAGCACGCGCATTCATAGCCGCGCTCTGCCGCCCCGGCGATGAAAGCCGCGCCCCAGGCTGTTGACAGCGTATTGTCGCCGCTGTACTTGCCGTCTTTAATGCTGTAAATCATCTAGATACCTCCGGTAGGTTTTGTCCAGACTGACGAGAGAGCGATGACAGTCAAAGCGGATCCAGTTTGACCGCCATGAGTGATACAAATCCCGATAGTCTGTAATGCTGATTTTACCGCATGCGGCAAGCTGATACAGCGTTTTCAGGCGCCGCCGCTCGCGCGTAAAAGTCTCTCTCGCAGGCCGCATGAGGAGCCTGCCGCTGTCGGTAAAGGAGTAGCGGATTTTACAGAACGTGAAGCCCTGCCGCAAAGGCGTGACATGAGTCTTTTTCTCGCTGATAAAGAGTCCGAGGGCATGAGCCTGCCGCCTGATGCCGTCAAGGACAGAGAGCAGGAAGCCGCGGTCATGGTGCAGTATGTATATGTCGTCCATGTACCTGCCGTAGTACCTGCATGACCTGACCACCTTTGCGTAGGTATCTATCGGAGTCGGATACCACACTCCGGCAATCTGCGAGACGGGCGCGCCAATGCCGACAGAGCGATGCAGGATACGTGAGCCGTCGCGCAGGCCTGATGTCTCGTAGTCCGCGAGGGAGTTGTATGGCACTGCGTCAAAGTCTGTATCCGTATACGACACATCGGCGGAGTAAGGCGCGAGGAGCATAGCAAGCAAATCGCGTATCCTGCTGTCCTGTATCCTGTCGTTTATACTGTCGATTAACCTGTCATGCGGAATGTTGTCAAAGAATTTGGCGAAGTCAATCTTGAGCACCCAGCCGTCAGTGCCGTACCGCCTCCGGTACTCACGCAGGTGATGCGCAAGCCTCTGCCGCGTGAACGCCATGCCCTTGCCCTTGAGCGATGCGCCGTTGTCGTAGATGAGGTACGGCGTCAGGGCAGGCAGGAGCACCGCATCGCAGAGCGCGTGCTGCAAGACCATGTCAGCAGGATCCAGGGCGCGGATAAAGCGCCTGCATCCTCTCTCGCTGACAATGAATTTGAAGCCCTTCCCCGGCCTGTAAGTGCCGTCAATCAGGCTCTTGCGGAGGGCGGTGCAGAAGCTGAGGCGGTTGCAGGTGATGCGCTGTACCGAGGGTTTCCAGCCTGATGATTTCTCCAGCTTTCTGACGGCGGCAAGGAGGGCGTTGATATCGGTCAGGCGCTCAAAGGGAGTTGGAAAAGCGGACATTTTTGCCCTCTTTCGTGATGGAAAAGCGGGCAGGGAGGCGCGCTGTTTGGAGCCTGACGACATATCGGCGGGCATCAGCGCGCGTGTTCGCATCACTGCCGGACTGCCTCTCCTGCCCTGCATGACCGGATCGGGATTTACCCTACACATAGCCCGGCCTGATAGCATAAGGGGCGGACGCCATTCACGTTGGACGCGTTGTTCGTGTTCGCATTGCCGTTGCCGTTCACATTCGCGAAATTCGCGGAAGAGACGACAATAAGAGACAGCCCGAGGGGATTATAGCGCAGATTTGAGTTCGCGGTAGCGCTTGTTGTCAGACTTTCTCCAGCCCTTGAGGAGCGCGATTTCGTACTCCACACTGTCGCAGAGCGGCGTGTATTTTGTCAGGTCAACGGGCAGGATATGCGCCGCGAAGTCAATCTCCTGATACAGCTGATAGCATGTTGCGATGGCGTTATCCTGATGCTTCCTGCGGAGTTCCGCGTCCGCAAAGGCAGTCGGATAGATGGAGTTGGCGGCAGTTACAGAGAGCACAAGCCGCCGCGTGAGGTCGGCAAGGCTCTGCCGCTCGAAGTCGATGAGCCATGCCGGAAACTCCGCTTCCGCCGCCGTGATGCCGTACCGCTCCGCAATCGCGAGGAATTGCGCCCTGTCGTCAGCCGTCATGCGCCGCGTCTCGATGTCCAGCTGTCTGACCTTGCTCTTTACGCCGAAGTCTTTCAGCAGAAGCGTCATGATGTCCTTCCGCAACTTTTGAGCAGTCGCGTAAAACTGCATCTTGCTCTCTGACCTGAAACGCTTTAGTACTGACACTTTGTACCTCATTGAATGCCGCCCTATCGGGCGGCGGATTAAGGATTATACGAGCAGGGCGAAGGGGCGGACGCCATATACGTTGGACGCGTAGTTCGGGAGCGCAAAGCCGTTGCCGACGACAAGCGCGAAAAACGCAGACGAGACGACATCGCGGAGCCACCAGTTCGTCCTGTTAGGGTTTATCAGCTTTGTCGACAGACGGAAAGCGGAAAGCTGGTGAAAGCCAAAAGTTACATCAACGCCTGACTGCCCGTATACCTGACAGCCATAAACCATCAGTTCGTTCATGAGGTTGCAGGTCTCTGTAACCCAGTCGCCATACGGGGCGGAGCCGCCTGTCCACCCGAGATAGTGCCTTGATGCCACATTTGTGCAGTAGGTCGGAATGATGTCTCTGAACGTGATTATATGGTCTCCAAATGCGTTTTTAAGCCCTGTTGCAACAGTTGGGATTACTGTCTTATGCATATATGAGCCGTTATAGCTATTCTCGGTAGTATTGTCACTATTCATTTTTGAGTTAAAAATCGGCGTCTCCGGCACAATCACCACGTGATGCGCCGTTGTCTCGGTATCGCCCTGACCAAGTCGGTAGTCGCAGTCGGCTATCACCCAGTTGATAGCGTATGCTGTGCCCGAAATCGTAACCTGCTTCGTGATGTAGTCGCCGGGGAAAATGTCCTTGAACGTGCCGTCAGCGATGTGCTCCGAGACTGTTCCGGCGTCAAAGGCGGCGGTGATGTCGCGTCCGCCCCACATCGCGTTGTGCGCCTCAGCGCCGTCAGGATAGGTGGCGTACCAGTTGCTCCTGACCGAGGTGATTATCTGCGAGCTTAAGTCCTCTTTTGGCAGATATGTGTCGGAGGCGTCAGACTTTGACAGATATGTGTCCGAAGCGTCTGACTGCTTGAGGTAGTCGGACTCTGCGGCAGTCTTTGAGAGATACGTATCCGCGGCGTCAGTCTTTTTGAGGTAGTCGGCGGAGGCGTCTGACTTTGACAGATATGTGTCCGAAGCATCAGTCTTTTTGAGGTAGTCGGCCTCGGCGTCAGAAATGAGCAGAAAAGCCTTTGCAACATCAGCGAGCGTGGGCAGTTTCTGCCAGACTGCGCCGTCAGCGTCAGGCTGTACCGCTCCGGCGTCTGTGCCGCTTCCGTTGTCTTTCAGCGCGAGATACAGAGAGCCGGAATAGCCTACTACCGCCCCGGCCGGATAGTCCGCAGTGGCGTCATATGACCACATGCCGCCGCGCTCAATGTAATAGAGCCTCTGCAAAATCAGGCGCAGAAACTCGTTGAAAGTTGTGCGCTCCGGAGCCTTGCCGCCTGCCGCGAGCGCAAGCTGGTAGATAGCCGGGAAGAGGTTGACAAGAGACGGATTGAGGGTACTGCCCTCGGACTGTATTTTGCCCGTATCTGCCGCGGAGCCGGGGAGGACTGAAAACTTTTCAGGCTCGGTAAAGACTGCCATATTTTCTCCTTAAAGTTTAGTGATGCCGTATGTCGCAAAAGTGCCATTGTTGAAGTTCTGGAGTTCCGGCGCGCCGGCAAAGCCGAATGTCGGCGTTATGATCTGATACATCTCAAGCCCCACGCCCGCCGGAAGCCACGGCAGGTTGTCAAGTGCCGCCTTGTCAGACTCGGAAAGCGGCGAGAGTATCAGCACGCGGAGCACCATCGTGCCCGTATGCAAAATCTGAATATCCGCGTCCGGAAAGAGCAGCTTGACGGCGCGATTGAGCGATGCGAGACTGCTGTCTCCGATGTTGATGAGCGCCTTAAGAAAGACATAAGTCCGGTACATCGTGTCCGCGAGTTCCACCTTGCCGTAAATCGTCTTGTAGAAAGGCGCATTGTTGAAGCTGTTCAGCCTCTCGTTTTTGACGCCTTCCGGAGGATCAAAGCCGAAGTAAGGCGTATCGTCATCGACAGCGAGATACGACCGCCCGATAGCAACTATCCTGCCCCACACGTCGAGGCCATAGCCCTCCGCTGTACGCGGATTGACCAGCTTCTTGTACAGCAAATCGATGTCGGCTTTGGGATTGATTGCCTGCCAGAACGCGTCTATGACCGCGCGCATTCTCTTGCTTGTCGCGTACTGAGACTGCACCGTCTCCGCAATATCCCATGCGTCAAAACTCGTGAAGTCTTTCATGACAGCACCTCTACCGAAATGCGGTCCGAGGTCAGGGTTGGATTGCCGGTGATGGGCATGTAGGCGGTCTCGCTCCATGTCTGCCCGTCAGCCGACACCTGGATCTTTACTACCTGCGATATGCCGGAGTCGAGGACGGAGGGGATAAACCTAGACGCCAAAACGGTATCGCCCGGAGCCACTCTGAGGATAGGATCTCCGCCGATTGTCGCGGCGCTCTCTCCGTAAAAGTTGTCATAGACCGCCTTTTTAACCGTGGCCTCGTACTCATCGGGCAGGCTGTCCCTGCCGGCCAGCGTGACCTTTACGTATACATCGTACTCGGCAGGCCTGTAAAAGGTTACCTTCTCAACGGCCTTTGTCGCGCTGTCGGTAACTGATACCGTAGTGTTTCCGTTGTAGTCGCAGCCCGCCGAGCACGAGTTGTAGATGGCTTCCGCGACATCCTCGTCAGCGCCGCCGACAACAGAAACAAAGACGCTGTGAGCCTTGATAAAGTAGCCGTCGGTCTCGATGGGAACGTTGGTTTTGTTCTCGCGCACAATGCAGGAGACCACGTTCGCGCAGTTGGCCACGCGCGCGTAGACTGCCGCGATGGTGCCGCGGCTGTTGAGGCCGACAGACGCGTAGCGCCTTGCCTCAAACGCCCCCTGCGTCTCCGCGTTCTGCCCGACGGTCGCCGCGGACTTGTTGTTTGCGGTGTCCCAGCCAGCGACCATTGTGTTTATCCTGCTGAGCGTTCCGGCGGCGGCGGAGATGAGGCCGGAGGACTGGCACTCAAAGACACACTCGCATGTGCCGTCAGCGCCGATGGTCTGCGCCTCGGTGTTCTGCCAGACGGTATCATCGGCAGTGCTCATGACCTGCGCGGATACGGGTATGACCGTGCCGGGCAGGCCGGTGCACTTTATGACCGCGCTTGACGGTATGGCGGGCTTGCGCTGCAGGAAGTAAATCTCGGCAAGCGCGTCCTGGAAAATGCCCGTGGCCTTGAGCGGGTTCAGCATATTCGCGAGGTACAGCAGCTCACTGTCCTTCTGTGTGATGCTTGCCGTCTGCGAGTCGATAACCTGCCCCGCAGGCGTCTCCGGCTCGGTGTTGAGTTCCGCCTTGCCGTCAGACTTAAAAGCCTGCTTCCATGCCTGCGCGACCGCCACCCTGACTGCCGCCACATCATCAGCGGAAAATCCGGTCTG